AGCAAGTAGAACTTGACGAGTTTAAGGCCAGCGGTGAGAATTCAGAAATCGCAGACCCTGTAACTAAAGGTAGCAACAAAAGACCAGCTGATAAAACAGTTGGATTCAAAGCTCCTAACCCAGGTGGCGCTGATGAGAAATCTGGATCTGAGTCAAAAGGAGAAGATTTGATTACTGCTAAGGGAAAACAAGCTCCAGCTAGAAAAGCTGATAAAAAAGCTAGTGATGCCCCTCAAGCACCTAAAGTAGCAACTCCTGGACAAGGATCTGGTATGAAAGAAGACATCGACGCAATCTTTGGTGAGGATCTTTCCGAGGACCTAAGAGAAAAAGCAACTACTGTTTTTGAAGCAGCTGTTAATGCTAGAGCAACTGAGCTAGAAGCTCTTTACTCAGAAGCATTTGACACTCAGCTTGCAGAAGCTAGAGAAGCTCTTTCTGAAGAGATGACTGGCAAAGTAGACGAGTACATCAACTACATTGCTGAGCAGTGGATGGAAGAAAATAAAATTGCAGTTGAATCTTCTCTGAAGGTAGAGATTGCAGAATCTTTCATGAGCGGTCTTAAAGGTCTTATGGAAGCACACAGCGTTGTGATTCCTGAAGGTGCCGACAGCGACATTTTACAGAACTTAGAAAATAGAGTCGAAGAACTCGAAGGCAAGCTGGAAGAAGAAACAGCACAAAAAATTGCTATCAACAACGAGTTGTTCGAAGAAAAAGTACAGAACATTTTTGCTACAGCTTCTAAAGGCTTAGCAGAAACACAAATTGAAAAACTCCGTGCTCTATCGGAAGGTCTAGATTATGATGATATCGAAGACTATTCTTCAAAGCTAAACACTTTAAAAGAATCATACTTCGAGAAAAAACAGGCTAGTTCTTCAGACGTTGAAGATCAAGAACCTGTAGAGTTAGACGAAGACGTCAAACCTTTACCAGGGGAAATGGCCAAGTATGCAGCCGCAATTTCGCGAACTGTTAGGAAATAATTCGTAAATTCTAAAAGGAGAAACTAATGGAATATATGTACGAACAACTCCAACAGAAATGGCAACCAATTATTGAGCATGCTGACCTTCCAGAAATCCAGGATAGTCACAAGAAATCAGTAACTGCTGTCTGTTTGGAAAACACAGAGAAGTCTCTAAGAGAGAATGCAGGATTCGCTCCTAATTCTTTACTTGCAGAGGCTCCAGCAAACGCTACTGGTTCTAGTATTGATAACTACGACCCAGTATTAATTAGCTTAGTTAGAAGAGCTATGCCTAACTTAGTCGCTTATGACTTAGTTGGTGTTCAGCCTATGACAGGACCTACAGGTCTTATCTTTGCTATGAGAAGCAGATATACTTCTCAGGCAGGCACAGAGTCTTTCTACAACGAAGCTGATACTTCATTCTCAACCCAAACTGCTGGTAACACAACATTGGGTGAGGCAAACTCTAGCAACCAAGGTACTGAGCCTTCAGGTAACTCTGCTACTTACAACTTTGCAAGTGGTATGGAAACAACTGAAGCTGAAGCACTTGGTGATGGCAATGGCACAAACTTCGCAGAGATGGCATTCAGCATCGAGAAGATTTCTGTCACAGCTAAATCTAGAGCTCTTAAAGCAGAATACTCAATGGAACTTGCTCAAGACTTGAAAGCTATTCATGGTCTTGACGCTGAGACAGAACTTGCTAACATTCTTTCTACAGAAATCTTAGCTGAGATCAATAGAGAAATCGTAAGAACAGTTAACCTTGTTGCTGTACCTGGTGCACAACAAAACGTTTCTTCCGGTGGTACTTTTGACTTAGACGTTGATTCTAACGGTAGATGGATGGTTGAGAAGTTCAAAGGTCTTATGTTCCAAATCGAGAGAGAAGCTAATGAGATTGCAAGAGGAACAAGAAGAGGAAAAGGTAACATCATGTTATGTTCTTCTGACGTTGCTTCTGCACTTCAAATGGCTGGTGTATTAGATTACACTCCTGCTTTGAACAGCAACAACTTAGCAGTTGATGACACAGGTTCTACATTCGCTGGTGTATTAAACGGCAGAATTAGAGTCTACATCGACCCTTACTTTGCACCTTCTTCAGGTGTACACTACATGACTGTAGGTTATAAAGGTTCATCAGCATTTGATGCTGGTCTGTTCTATTGCCCATACGTTCCACTACAAATGGTGAGAGCGGTTGGTGAGGACACATTCCAACCAAAAATTGGATTCAAAACTCGTTACGGCGTAGTTGAGAACCCATTTGCGAGAGGAACAACTGCCCTTGCTTCTAACGGCGCATTAGCACAAAACCTTAACAAGTACTACAGAAGAGTGTTGGTCAACAACATCATGTAATACAACCTTAACTGGTTTTTAAGAGGGACTTCGGTCCCTCTTTTTTTGTTTAAAATATTTAAAAAACTGTTGACTTTATATCAACAAAGTTGTATAATAGTTGTACATTGAGGGAATACTCCCCACCGGATAGGAAAAGTGTTTGAAAGAGTAGCACGCGTCGGTGAAGAGAGTTGAGGTGATGAACGGTCTTACCAGCCGAGAAGTCTCAGAGTGTAGGAAGTAATCTAACCCTTGCCGCAGCTTGAGGAAGGCGGTCACTGGAAAGTGAGGTAACTGTAGGGTAGAACAAGGCAATGTAGACTGCGAGGATTGATCGGTTATGAAGAAACGCTCAATAACATAGTCACCAGGTAAGTAGGGAAACTGAAAGCAACAGGTGCGCAGTAGGAACGAGACAGTCCTAAGTTGATCACGCGATCAGAATTGGAAACACAAGACGGCGGTCTGGGGTCTTTTGGAGAACGGAACGGTACGCGTAAGTACCCGGATGATC